GCATCAGCTCCACGCCGGAGCGCAGAGCCGATGACTTGAAAGTGTATAGGGTGGTTTATGAAACGGAGTTTTTTGATTAGTGCCACTCGAAGCCGGGGAACTGCTTTGCCAGCTTCTGTATTGTTGGGCGTTGCTCCAGGAGCGAGTGTAGCAGTTCGTCCTGGTCTACCAGTGCGTTCTGTATGGTGCGCTCGCCCACAAAAAATTCGTAGTCGGAGAGTATTTTCATTACGTCGTCGAAGCGGCGTCGTTTTATTTCGGTCCAATAGTAGTAGCGGGCTGCGATGGTGCGATTGCGCTTTGCCAATCGGTCCTGCGGCGTGACTATCGTCGCATCACCATCGGGCAGTGTGAAAGCTCGACGGCGTATTTTTGTTTCGCGTTGTGCTACTTTGCCTAAATCAAAATTTAGCATTAGTTGTTTCATACAATGTGGGTGGGCTTTGTATAGCACAAAGTTACAAAAAAAGTTGCTGAATATCAACTATTCAGCAACTTTCTTTATTGTGTGTATCATGGTGTTTTACGTTCACTATGCTTTTTTACTTATGGGTGAGGTTGAGTGCCGCCTCCAGCGGGTTTGTTGCCGGCGGGTTTCTTTGCTTTTGGTTCTACTCGTTCGTAGGTTACGCCTTCGAGTGTGAAGTATCGGGTAGATGGACGTAGTTTCACCATTGGCTTCTTTATGTCGCGTGTGGCGTTGAAGTCTTCTATGTGGTCTACGGCTTTCGACTTGAACGATGGCGATAGTGTGCCGATGTCGCCAAAGTCTACACTTTCTCCGCTCTCTACGTGGCGTTTAGCCATTTCGGCTGCCAGGCGCAACACGGCTTCCACTTCGGCTCCTGTAAAGGTGGTGGCTCTGGCTACTTCTTCGCAGAATTTGCGGTGGGTTACTCGTTGTCGGTCGGTTGGGCGTGCTATAAACACTTTTTGCCCTTTCTTTGGTCCTACACTTAGTTTTTGCTCTCTAATTGTGAAATTCAAACATTTTGTCATAATTCTGTTGTTTTATTTTTGTTTTTGCCCCGTTGTTTTCCCTTTGCCTTGGGGCTTTTGTTTGTGGCTTTAGGGTGGTTGTTGTTTTATGTCTGTTGCCCGTGCGTTTTTATATCTATAGATCTACGCTTGTATATCTATAGATCTACGCTCGTACATCTATAGATCTACGTTTGTGCATCTATAGATGGCTTGTGGCGTGGTGGTGGTCGTGCCTTGTGGTGGGCTTTTTTGTTGGCTGTTTGTTTCATTGTTTTAGCTTTCTGTCATTCCCAATGGTATTTGCTTCCACGCCCCATTGTCATTGCGCACTTCGGCACGAATGAATTGTTTGCTCACTGTCGGCTGATAGCTTTCTTCAATGATGCGCACACCTTCCAAAAAGCGTTCGTTGCCGTTATCCTCCGCTATCTTGCGCAGCTGAACAATGCGTGATGCCTTCAGCGTGCCCTGTGCGTTGCGTGCCAACAGGCGGAACACCATATTTACCAGTGCCTGCGTTTCGGTGTCTTTCGCCAGCGACGTTATGTACTCCTTTACGATGGCAATGCCGTCTTCCACAGTGTCGCGGTAGCCGTCGGTGGTGTATTGTCCTATCGTCAGGCGCATATTGCCGTCAGAAGTGGTAAAGGTGTGCGAGCGTTGGTCGGGATTCTTCGCCTTGAACAACTCTGCCTTTGTCGCTATGATAGCTTTAAAGTTGTCTATCACTTTTTGCTTTACCGTCTTAATATCGCACGATAGTTCCAGCAATATGGGTATGGCTGCTTCCACTTCGTCGTCCACCATCTGCTTGTAGGTTTCACGGTCTGCCTTGGCTTTTGCTGCCTTAGCTTTCTTTTCTTCCTCTGCCTTGAATTGTGCGAAGCGTGCTTGCTCCTCGGCAGTCATTTCAACTTTTACTTTGTCCATTTTCTTTTTGTTTTTTGATTATTACTCTTATTTTCTTGTTTACCTGGTTAAGGTCTTCTATTGTTAGCTTTCTGAATGGCTTGCCGGCTATTCGGGGGTTCTTGCAGAAAGCGTCTACGGTTGCCCAGTCGGTGGTGTCCAGCCCGTATATTTGCAGCTGGTGCAGCACTCCGCTGCGTGCCTTGCGTAATGCAGCCTGCTTCAGGGCTGCTTTGTTGCCAATGTTCACCACCCGCTCCATATCGCGGCACATAACGTCGTACTCCCATTTTGATGTCTCTCGGAGCGACTTTGTTCGCCCCTGTGTGTATTGCCACACAAGCGTGTCCTTGTCGGCATGGGGCAGCTGCTTCAGCAGCATGTAGAAGCGTGCATAATTTCTTTCTTCTGCCATGTTATTGTTTATTTATTACTTTGCTTATTCCAATATTCTGCCGCACGCTCTTCCCAAATGGTATAATAGCCACGGTTGCCAAAATATCGCCCTTTGCTTATTGCCCTGTAGCCCTCCACCCAAATTTTTAGCGATGCACTATACATTGAGCTTACTGCTGTGCGCCCTAATGGCTTTAGACCTTCGGCTTGCGAAATGAATATTATCAATTTGTTATGGTGGCGTTTGCAAAAATCTTCGTATTGCCCTAACGATATGTGGGCATACTGAAAGCTATCCACCACCACAATATCGGGCGAACGACGGCGGTTAAGCCTGTCGTCAAGCTCTGCAAAGTTTTCGTTCAGCAGCACAAAGCGTCTGCCCACATCTGCCATTCCAACACGCACCAGGGCATTTTGCATGGTCAGGCTGCTGCCTTCCTCCAAGCTGTCGTAGGCTACCTTGCCATAGCGGGTAAGCTCTTTGCAAAGCTGCAGCACAAAAGATGTTTTGCCGTTGCCGCTCTTGCCCCATACAAACCATACACCACCTCGCTCTGGCTGTCCAAAGGCTTCTTTCCAATCGCCTTCAAAGTCGTACACCTTTCTGTTTATACGTAACAAATCTGTCATTGATAGTGCCTTTTTCAACATTTCAAATACTATTTAATCAGTGTTTAAACACTCTTCGTTTACTTCATTCGCTTTTGCTTGTGCACAGCTTTTTTCACCCTGCGCAGGTCGAAGTCGTACTGCTCGGCATCTTTCATTACCGCCGATGTCTGCTTTTCGTTCAAGCCGTTGCCTGCACAGATGGCGTAAACATCGTTGGGCGATGTGCGCTCCACCTCGAAGAACTTGCGCCCCATGCGGCTGTGTATTTCGTTGTAGCCGCATTTGTTATATCGCAAGCCCATTTGCATGCGCCGTTTGATGTAGCTTGTTGAAAAGAACACAATGCCGCACTTATCCTCCAAGCGATTGTATAGGTCGATGAAGTAGTGGAATACTCGCTCCGTCAGTTTGTCTGCTTCGTCGAATATCAGCAACGGCTCTTCCATCTGCACAAGGCTGTCGATAATGCGATCGAGCAGTTCACGAATGCTGTAGCCTTCCGTTCTTAAGCCTACCTTGCGGGCAATTTCACGCACAAAGTCGCTCTTGCGCATATCTTCGCTGCAAAGCACGTAAAAGGCTTCGCGCTGTTCGTCGGCAAAAAGGCGTGCCGTGGTTGTCTTGCCGCAGCCGGCTTCTCCTACAACCCACGTAACGTTCTTCCACTCTTTGGCGTCATTCAGGGCAAACACCATTTCTTTATATGCCGTTGTTTCCACTATTTGCCAGCCGTCGCCCTGCTTGTAACCGATTTGCGATGCTACATTTTTCCACATTTCGTCGGCGATATTTGCCCAGTTGCCTTTCAGCATTTGACTCAGCGTTGCTGCACTGATTCCCACAAGACTTTGCGCTGCTTTGTTTTGACTGCCATACTTGGCTACGTATGCTTTTAAACTCTCTACTATCTGTTGTTTTTCGCTTGTTCTCATTGATTTACATTTTAAGTTGTTTATAATTTATCCGCCGTCTTCCGTTCATCGTACAGAACTTCTTCCCAGCCTATATTCGACAGCTTCTTCGTGTGCTGCCCCAGCTCCACCACTTCGGCATAGTTATCGCCTTCAAGCCTGCCCACACGGTCGTACACCTGTTGCTGCTGCTCTGCGGTCAAACCCTTGGGCTTTGGATAATACAGCCCGTTCTGCTCGGGGTCAGTACCATATCGTTGGGCTATCTTCCTGCCCGCTACCACACGTTCTATTCTGTCTTGCTTGCCACGCTCAATATCAGCATGTATGCGTGCCTTTTCTTCTGCGCTTTGGTCTTGCATTGCACGGTGTATCTGCATATACGGCTTCGCAACAGTGCAGAAGTGCAGCTTTTTAGCGCGGTCGATAGAATAGAGATTTACCGTCGTCATATCCATTGGGTCGTATTGCACGTAGAACTTCTCCCACGTGTGCAGCCTTCGCCATTCCCTGTCGGGTATCGCTTCGCCGTTCTCATCAGTAGTGAATACCTCCCAGTGGTAGTGCTTTTTGTCTATCGTCATCTTTATGCCGCTGTCGGTGAATGTTACAGGTTTGTCGCTCATTATCCAAAACATATCCTGCATTTCGTACTTGCCCACGGCAGGTGTGTCTTCGTTCACGCTGCCCTCGTAAAGTGCCATGCGGCTGCTGTCGTGCTTTGGGTGCTTTGCCTCGTTCCACTCCTTGCGGCACTGGGCGTACAGCTCGCACAATTCCTGATATGTCGGCAATTTGTCGCGGTTGGCTGCCACCATCTCCATATTGGGGCGGCTCGTCAGCTTTTTTGCCGTAACATTCTGCCCGGTAAAGTTGAAGTAGCGTGCCAACACTTGTTGTTGGAAGCGACCGAAGATGCTTTCAATCGTCTTCGATGCGCCATTGTGAGGCATCGTGGGGCGGTGTATGTGGCAAAGCCTATCCAAAAAGCCCTTTTCCTTTTCGTCGCCAGTGGGCTTTTTGCCCTGTCGGTTCAGCTTGTTGTGTCCGCCTTGGTTGTCGTGCACTATCTCATAAGGCTTGTGCCCGCTGCGCTGTATAGCCATGCGGAAAGCGCCGTACTGCGCCTCGAAGTTCTCGCTTTCGCTGATGTGAAAGCCCAATAACACTTCGCTGAAGGCATCTACCACCTCGTACACGTTTATCGTCTTCACCGTCTTTCCGTCCCGATAGTACAGGTTAAGCTTCGTGCCGTCGCCATACCAAAGACTGTCGCGGCGTTCGGGCAACATCGTGCTTTGCTTGCGTCCGAAGCGCTGGCGGGCAACCTGTTCGCCGTGCACGGCATCACACCATAACTGTTCTATCTTTGGACTGTACAGCCACGCTTGCATGGAGCGCACGCTCTTAAGCTGCTTCCACCCGCGGAACACCGCTATTTCGTTGTACTTTGCAAATAGCTGCTCATCGTTATAGCGTGGTGTATGGCTGCGCTTCAATGCTACCAACACGTCGCGTCCTTCGGCTATTATCTTTATGGTGTTTACATTGCCGAGCTTCTTGCTGATGACGCTTTCGTAGCCGTCTTTCTCAAAGGCGCGTATGCGTGCTTTCAGGCGGCTAAGGCTGGCAGGCAGCGTGTGGTGGTAGCGTTCGCGCAGCTCTTCGCTGTTCTGCAACACCATCTCCCACACGTCGGTAGCCCTTGCATTGAGGCTTGCCATCATCGCCTTGCGTTCAGCTTTCATGCGCAGCAGCTCGCCCAGTACACTGGCGTTGGTGGTGTATTCGGCTATCAATTCTTTTTCGAGCGTTGTGTACTCGCCATTCTTGAAGTATTCATATTCTTCAAAGAAAGTGCGTGCGCTTTCGTCGTACTTAACCGTCTTGCGCATTTCCCTTTCACGCAGCACTTCTTCGGGGTTGCCGTACTTCTCCATAAATCTTTCCCTATACTTTTTCGGCATGGAATCAAAGCTGTACAGTGCGCATCTACCCTCGCCACCGCCACGGCATACACAGAAGATGTTCTTGCGGAATAGATTTGATTTTAGCGTACCCTTTTTCATCACAGGGTCGCTTCCACCAATCAGCTCCGCTTCTGTTACGCACAGCATTTTGTTGTAATATTCCATACTTCGCTGCTTTTTTATTATCTTTCTGCTTCGCTACGTTGCGACTTTCGGCTGTTCAGTATTTTTGTAAGGCAGCTTTTCAGTAATTTACACAGCCGATTTTCCTTACTATTGGCAATCATTACCACAACTCCGCCTGCAGTTTCACGTACAATTACAGAAGTATTCTTTTCTGCAATCTCTAAAATAACATTTGTGTCCTTTCCAAAAGTAACTTTCATAGTTTTACCTCCTTATAAGCCTGCAGCAAACAGCTGCTCTATGTATAACCTTTCTATCGTGCAGTTCTCAACCCTGTGGCGAATAACGCCTGCTTTGTCGTACACCTTTACAGTACCAGTAGCTAATTCGGCAACGAGCTTTGCGCCGTTGGGAAATTCCTGCACCATTTCGCCACTTGCTGTGTTGTGTATCGTTTCAAATACGGGCAGTTCGTTCATAAGTACCCCGCCACGGTGCAAAGCCAACTTCCTAATGCGCTTTGCCAAATCGCTGTTACCGCGCTTCTTGTCGAAACCCAATGCATGGTTCACCATAACAAGCGAAACGTCGAACGCCTGCATTATCCACTCTTTCTCCTTCGTTGAAATTTTAATATACTTCTTCATTTTTCCTTTACTACTATTGTTAAATTGAATTTTTCTTCACTGACAGCTTGGATCCATATATTATCGTCGCCAAAGGCTTCGCCGATGGCATTCAAGTCTGAGGCACATAGTGCGCCGCTAACACCAACTGTTAATATTGATGGTATGTGTTGTAGCACACTCATTACAATAATTTTTCGCTGGAGGGGTAAATTTTCAATTACCTCCGCAACTTCTTCTTTTGTCCATTTTTCCATATTACATTATTTTATTAGTTAAAATTCTTATTTGTAACCCCTTTTTCGTATCTTTGGGGCGTGTAATAATTGTAACACGTTGCAAAGATAGTACACATTTTGTAAACAAACAAATATTCTAGGAATAAATTTCACGAAATGAAAACTTTTTCGTCAAAAGAAATAATTGACAGAGCTAAGAAATCATTAAATCTGTCTTCTGATAATGAACTTGCAGAGAGGCTAAATGTAAGTAAAGCTACTTTGTCTAATTGGAAAAATAGAAATTCATTAGACTTTCCTTTATTGTTTTCAATATGTGAACATGTAAATTATAACTGGCTGCTCACCGGTAAAGGAGACATGTTGAAAAATGACGCCCCACCACCACTTGAGGCAGCCGTTCAGCCGATATACCAGCCATACAACCCCGAAAAAAAGGTAGATAATCAAATAATCAACCTGTACGACTTTGAGGCGACGGCAGGCTTGCGTTCGTTGCTCGATAACCGGCACGCCAATATAATAGACACTATTAAAATACCCAACATGCCTAAATGCGATGGTGCTATACACATTGTGGGCGATTCGATGTATCCACGTTTGAAGCCAGGAGATATAATTTTTTATAAAGAATTACCCATCGACCTGCAAAGCATTTTGTATGGTGAAATGTACCTGCTATCTTATAGCATAGATGGCGACGATTACTGTGTGGTTAAGTACATTAAAAGGTCTGATAAGGGCGAACCATTCATAACACTGGCTTCGCACAACCCGGCACACGAAGATACCGACATTGATTTCCGCTGTGTTAATGCCATCGCCCTTATCAAAGGGTCTTACAACCAAACAACCATGTCGTAACTAAAATATATATGAGTAATAAAAAAGAGAAAGAACAAGAGGAGGAATGGGTAAAAAGGCATCGTACTGACGATTGTATTACCAATTCCGACAACGCTCCTCACGCTAATATTTAAAAGATTAGCATTGCAAAAAATGCAATAATAACACTCGTAAGTGTTATTAGCATTGACCAACGCACATACCTGCTACGTCGTTCCAATAGTAAGTTGTTAGTGCGATAGGCATGTGTTGTGTCTTCTATGTTATCCAAAAGCAGATTGCGCATATAGACTGCATTCATCTTTTGGGTATCGTTGTCGTATCGTTTTTCTAACATTCTCATGTTATCATCGTATATCATAATTTCCGCCTCATTCCCTATTGGCATATAACGATGCACCCACAATACTTTAATATAAAGTATCAAAGATGCCATTCCTAAACCAAGGCATAGTATGGCGCAGAAAATTTTCATACTATTTGAATTGCTACTAATACCAAATGCGCCAACCCCGGAAAAAATAGTTACAAATATGCCAAATAGGGTGTAAGCTCTGTCAGTTGATTTTCTTAGTTGCTCCAACACGCTACCGGTTAGCATATCAGCTCGTACTAATACTTGGTAAGCCGTATCAGTACTTAACGTATCTCGCATATACTTTGATATTTCATAATTTCCCATTACTTTATCTCCTTTTTTCTTACCACAAAAGTACTAAAAATTATTGAGAATAAAGAATTTACGCCACTTTTTCTATATATCAAGCACTCTGTCCTTTTAGCTGGGTGCTTTTCCTTTTATATCTATGTACACATCACACCACCAAAAGGCTGCCACTTGGTAGCCTTTTTTGTGCCTGCAAATAGGCGCGCACACGCTTTTTTATCTATTTTTTAACCTTAAAACTGTTTAAACTATTGATTTATAGATACTTGCTACTTATTCTGTATAATTAAACACCTGCCAAACACCACCTTTAAAAGTGGAAAATACCCCCCTTAATTCAACGAAAAATACGAAAAATGCCATTTTTAAGTACCAAACAGGAGGGGGGTACGAGTACCAAAATACCAAAAAGTGCATACCCTAACGCATACCCTTTTGTTCCGTTTCGTTTTTCAGTGCATACCCTAACGCATACCCTAACGCATACCCAAACGAGTGTTTTAACATTTAAACGGCAAAAATAAGGGTAAAAACAGGTAAATACGCAAAGCATCTGCATAAAAGCGTTTAAGTATCGTTTAATCAAGCATTTAGGAGCCTAAAGCGGTGAAAAATGCCTATTATACCGTTTAAAATAGCTTTAAAAGTGTTTAAGTGCTGTTTAATCAATGACTTACAAGCATAAAATGGGTGTAAAAAGACGAAAAAACGGCTGTAATACTGTTTAAAATAGCATTACAACCGTTTAAGTACTGTTTAATCAACGAGTTACAGCGTTACACACTACATTGTAACCGCTTCTTTTGGGTATACCCAACGTAATACCCAAAATTTCAAATGCCCTATTTCTTTGCGTTCTAAGCCCCTCACACCGACGCAATCGGGAAAACCCTCGTAAGTCCCGTATTTAAAGCGTCCTGCGCGTTCTATATAGCCTAATAAGCGGTGTAGATGCAAAGCAAATATCAAGCTGCCGATAGCATTCCTTTACACGATGTAAACTTTTCGTGCTCAAACA